GAGAACGGCATTCATAACAAACAGCAGCTATCGGCAGGCATGAAGCTGGCCCGCGCCAGTGGCTCACCGTTCCTGCCATCGCCTGGTCAGTTTATCGATTGGTGTAAGCAGGGTGAGCACCGCGCCTATGGCCTGCCTGATGAAGATGAGCTTTACAGCATGTTCAAACTGTACTGCCGAGACCGTGGCATGTACGACAGTAGCGAGAAATACCCGTGGAAAAGCGCGCCGTGCTTCCACATGATCACCGCCGTCTACAACCAGATGCGATCTTTCAACCTAAGTGACAGCGAAGTCAGAAAGCGTTGTGTTGACGAACTGCGGAAAATGTCACGCCGTATCGAGGCAGGGGAATCTATCCCGGAACCGAGACCACAACTGCCGCATCTTCATTGCCCCACAGGAAACGAAAAGGCGCTGAACCACTTGGCCGAAATTCGTAAAAAACTCAATCTTCCCCGGAGGTCATGATGGACGCTCTACGAATCAGATTTGAGCGCCTGTACCGGAGTGTACACGGCAACAAACACAGCATGAGTCGCACATACCTCGGTTACGCAGACCCTTCGGTGGACAGCGCATATTTCTTCTGGAAGTCAGGCATTGAAACAGGAGCAGGAGTATGACAGCAATTCAGGGATTACCCCGAAGCATCATGATGGACTTACTAGCAGACCCGGCCTTTTACCACGTTCTTGAACCCTGCCTCGAAGAGGATGAATTGGTCTCTCAGTTCTGCCGACTCTACGTTGTCAGTCCTTCACGTCAGCCGAGGAATGGTCTTGAGGCGATGGTCGACCAGGTAACAGGCTACCGGCAGGCCACGGATAATAACTTCTTCGCAGAATTTATCCCGTTCGTTCATCGGTGTATTTATCTACCCTTGAAGTCTCAGTTTAAGTCCGGGCAGATGAAATCATGACAGATCCAAGAATTGAAAAACTTATCTCATTGAAGGGTACCAAGTTCCGCAGAGCAGACGTAGCGGAGGCAATAACAGATTACTTCGGTGATGACAGCGTTGATTCAGCAAGCTATATCCGTGCAGGGCGCGTTATTAGGGATGGAGTTGATAGCGGAATTATCAAGAAAACTGGAGCAGCTCGTTATGCGTTCACTGGCATATAGGTCTAGCCAGCTAAGCAAGGGGAAGGGCAATGAAGAAGCTAACAGCAGAGTTGTTGCAGCAAATTAAATCCGCAGCGCAGAACGCAACGCCTGGTGAGTGGCGCAGGACATCAATGCTATTTAACGGCATCACCAATAGCCCTTTCTCACTCGGTGGAAAAGAAGATGTGCTGGCAAACGTGGCAGAGAAACGCGATGCGATATTTATCGCAACAGCGAACCCGGAGAACGTTTTGTTGCTGATTGCAGCGATTGAGCAGCAGGAATCAGAAGGAGCTACCAATGAGTGAATATAGCATGCCTGTACTGAGTGAGCAGGAGCGGGAAGACCTGATTGGGCTGGCGATGATTGAAGTTAAGCGATGGAAGTGTGCAGATGGAAAGCAATACATGGTTGAGCTGATGAACATCGCCCTTGCAGCGCTTACTGCGGAACCAGTGGCTTTCGGTTATGAAGATGGTTTGTTCGAGTGTGGCGGGAAAATCTCATCAACCGCCACCAGGCATTATGTAAACCCTTTGTACACCGCCCCACCCGTACCCGTCATTAAGCAGAAAGGAGAGCATCGTGACTGATTACAGCAAAATGAGCGATGAAGAAATTCGTCAGCTGGCGGTGAAGCATGGCATTACCGTTTCAATTAACAAACCCCTACTTACGTTCGGCGATTGCGCCGCTGCGACTTATCCAACTCACGGCGGAAGAGGCTGCGACTCAGCAATAGTAAGGCTTGCAGATTATGAATGTGTGGATGACGCCATGAATGCTGCGCTGCGCGAGGCGCTAAACCTGATGAATGAGGGGGAGTGATGAGCAACTGGATTAGCTGTAGCGAAAAATCACCAGAACGCGGCCAGGCAGTGCAGGTCAGCGATGGTCACGACGTAGGTGTATGGCGCTGGCGGGGATTTTGGCCTGACAATGACTGGCAGCGTTGTAGTGGAACGAAACACGCGCTGGATACGCTGCGACCGGTAACTCACTGGAAGCCGCTGTCAGAGCCGCCAATGAAGGGGGAGTGATGCTACCACTTTACATAACAGAGTTAACGACAGGGCCAGCATTGATTGTTGGCCTTTTTATTTGGCGATGGGTGGGAGGTAAGCGTGGATAAGAGCAGAGAAGAGTTTGAGGCATGGTTCAAGAACGAATGGCTGGACAAGGTCGCACCAATGACGATGATTGAACGCCACCGCCTACACAATATTGCGTGGTCAGCATGGCAGGCCAGCAGGAAGGCGGGGAAAGCTGTTGCCTACATGACACATCACGGAAGCGCAGTCAGTCCAGATGATTTCAAAGGGGGAGAAGAGGAAATGCTCTTCTTTGCAAAGGTCGATGGATGGACACCACTGATTTCCGGGATAACCGTTAAAGGAGATGAGTAATGGCTAGAGCAAGCAAAGCATATGAAAAAATGGAGCAGGCAATCGACATGATGCACCGCTCAGGTGTAGACCCTCTTAATTACATGCTCAGTTATGTAATGGGATTTATGGATGCAGGGGATAAAACCGAATACATCCATGAGTTTGAGCAGAAGAAAATGACAATTACCCTGTCTGATTACAGGCCGAAACTTACACTGGTTAAAGGTGAAGCTGATGGAGAAAATGACGTTCCTGCTGCGTGACACCAACATCCGACAAAACTGCATTACCGCCATTCAGCAACTGCCCATCAACCCCGCAAAGCCACTGCAAATAATCATCCAGGAAGACACCAGAAGCCTTGCGCAAAACCGCATGCTTTGGAGTTGTTTAAACGACATCTCCCGGCAGGTTATCTGGTATGGGCGAAAAATGGACACTCAAAGCTGGAAGAACGTATTTACCTCCGCGCTTAAGAAGCAGGAAACAGTTCCTGGTATCGACGGTGGCTTTGTGGTGCTGGGGCAGTCAACCAGCAAGATGCGCGTCAGTGAAATGAAGGATTTAATTACGCTCATGCATGCCTTTGGTGCGGAGCACAACGTCAAATTCAGCGATGAATCATCTCAGGCAGCAGAGTGGGCAGCGCGGTTCGGGAGTGCAGCATGAGACTTGGCAAGTACACCAAACACACGCAGGAAGAAGCCAACAGAATCCTGAAGCTTCGCAGCATGGGGCTTACATGGAATGTCATCCGGCAGCGAACAGGCCTGAGCGAGAGCGCCTGCCGCGCCATGATTAAGCGGTACGTCAGTTGATCGTGCGAACCGGTAATTAGAACGAAGGAGTGCAGCATGAATGTAAACATCCAGACAATCCCCGAATTATTGATAAAGACGCGCGGCAATCAGGCAGAACTGGCAAGGATTCTCAAGTCTAACCGCACCACAATCAGAAAGTACCATCGCGACAAAGAAGCCAGATTTCACGCAATCGTCAATGGCGTCCTCATGGTTCACCGTGGCGCGTGGGGTGAAAGTGCAGGGAGGAAAGGCCATGAAAATGAGCTGGCACCATCAGCCTGACTGCACCACCGAAGAAGCCAACGAACTAATCCGCAAGTATCAATCCCTCAATATCAAAGTCGAAAAGCATCTTGCCGCTGACTACAAGTCATGGACGGTAAGCGCTTTATTGCCCGAAGAGAAAACTGAGCCTCGCCCGAGCCGGCGCTGGCAGAACCCTATGTGGAGCCGAATATGACAACTAAGCATGACTCGGGGAAATGGAGGTTTAGCCTGCTGCCGTTAAATGCCATTAAAACTGTCGTGTCCGTTCTTGAATTTGGGGTAGCCAAGTACGCAGTAGACAACTGGAAAACAGTGCCTGATGCCAGACAGCGTTATTTCGATGCGTCGATTCGTCACATCACTGCCTGGTGGTCGGGAGAGTCAAACGACAGTGAAAGCAACTTACCCCACCTGGCGCACGCAGTGTGCTGCTTATTGTTCCTGATGTGGTTTGACGAGCAAAAGGAGGTGGGCAATGGAAGCTGAAAGCATCTGTGCTGATTGTGGACTACCGCTAAGTGTTGACGAGACATGGTGCTGTAGCGACTGCTGCGCATTCTACGAGCTTAACGGCTATGAAGTTATTGAAATAGTGAGGAGGGAAGATGGCGAAGGCGATTAAGCCAAAACAACCGAAGCCAAAGAAATGCCCCATCTGCTCAACTGAATACCTCCCCTGGTCATCCACTCAAAAAGTCTGCTCTGACTGGCAATGCGGTCTGGCGTTTTCACGTCAGCAGGAAGCTGAGAAGCAGGCGCGTAAAATACGAAAGCAGGAGAAGTTACAGCGCGACGATTTGAGAGAGAGAAGAGAGAAGCTTAAGGGTAAGCCGGAATGGAACAGAGAGGCTCAGGCGGCGGTTAATAAATTCATATTCTGGCGTGACTATGGAAAACCCTGCATCTCATGCGGAAGGCAACTGAATTACGGCGTAAGAGGCGGGGCGGTAGACGCCAGTCACTACCGGTCACGTGGTGCAGCACCATGGCTACGCTTCAATGTTTTCAACAACAACGCCAGTTGCGTTCACTGTAATCGCGACCTTTCAGGAAATCCAATTCCATACCGCATCAACCTCATCGATAAGTTTGGCCTGCAAAGGGTTGAGCGAATCGAGCATGACAATACCGTCCGGAAATTCACCATCGACTACCTGAAGCGGGTAAAGGCCATCTTTACGCGGCGGGCGCGTCATTACGAGAAATTGCGTAAACGTCAAATGGAGTGTGCGGCATGAGGCTGACGCTGATCCAATCAATATCAATTTTCTCAATACCTGGGCGAATAAAAACTAAGCGCTGGAATTACTGGGAAAGGCGAAAGCTTTTCGCTGATGACAAAAGAACTCACGGAATTCAAACGGCATACCGTTGGGCCAAGGGGTGGCTTAGAGAATATGAGAAAAGAGAATGGCTCTATTAACCAAATCACTCAACCCAGGAGGCAGCAGCATGACAGATAAAAACTATGCAACCGGCGCACTGGCGCAGATGAGAGACATCATCCGCTCACAGCACGCTGAATGGTCCGAGAAAACATTCGGTAATGTTGGTCCGGTCGGGCCTCTTAAGCACCTAGCGAAAGAAGCGATTGAGGCGGCTGAGCAACCTGATGACCTCTCGGAGTGGGCTGACATGCAGTTCCTTTTATGGGATGCACAGCGTCGCGCTGGGATTTCTGACGGTGAAATCATCGCAGCGATGGAAGAGAAGCTGAAGGTCAATATGGCGCGAAGTTGGCCGGAACCAAAAGACGGAGAGCCGCGGTTACATATCAAGGAAAGTGACGCATGAAAGACTACCTCAGAAAGAAATGGCTGCTACTGCGCATGTGCCGGACCAAAGGCAGCTTTATGTGTGACTACCGATTACTCCAACACTTCAGCCACATCGCAGGGAGAAGGGCATGAGAATCGAACGTGATTATCAGCAGGTTGTCAGGCTGGCAGGCGTGCGAAGTGCATCCGACATGAGAAGGCTGTTCGGCACCGGATGGAAAACGATTAACAGTTCTCAGCAAGCATGGATTAGGCATCTCTTGTCAGTATGGGGTGATCACCTTTCTGGCGACGAATATGAACGCGGCCAGGTTAACGTCATAGGCCGCCTGATGATGCGTTGCGAATGGAGTGAGCAGAAGGGAAGGCAGATAGAGAAAGTCGTCTCAGAGCTTCACTGTGAGGGCTACAGAGGGGAGGAATTACTCCGTAAGGCCAGAGATATACTTGTACCACAATCTTCAACTGGCAATATCATCGCTCTCGCCAAAGAATCAGATGATGCTGCTTTTATAGAATCGGTATTAGTAAAAACATTTGGCCGGGATAATCCGATCCGCTCTGTAGCCAGATTACGATACTGTAAGTGCAAGAGCGCGCAAAACATTGCTTCAAGCTTGATTTACTTCACCGGTATCACTTCGAAGGAAGCAAGAAATAGAATGGAATGGGCGCAAGACATACTTGAAGGAGAACTGTTTTATGCAGTTAAGCGCGAAATGGAGAAAGAAATACTACCTTTAGTGGCGTAATAGCACGAATAGTTAAAGACATTGGGCAATAAACCTGGCTAAATGCAGATATGCTCGGGAAGTAAAGCGTACTGAGCGAATGAATAGAGAAAGCCCTGACTTTAATAAGTTGGGGCTTTTTTTATTGCTGTTTTCCGGGGAGCTACTACAGTTAGAGATGTAGCAACTCAATGCGCCGCCCGTTCGATGGATTGTCAGATAATCAATGATGATAAACAGGCGCACCATATTCCGAGGCTCCGCGATTGCGGGGCCTTTTTCTATTTTTTATCACCACTTCCACTGAGTGCTTTACTGATTAACCCCGCAGCGCCCATCAGTATGACGGGTAGCAAAATTGTCTTGGATTCATGATAAAACTCTTTAGCTTCGGCTATTGCCGTAGCAAGACAATCAGGGCAAAGCTCATCATCATAATTATTTCTTCCGAGTGCAAAATTTGAACAGCTGGGTGCTCGGCATGGGTAGACTATTGTCTGGCATTCTGGACACTGGCACTTGTCTCGCCTGATGAAGTTTTCTTCGAGAATGACAGGTTCAACCATCTTTTTGCAATGAGGGCAGACACCCTTAGGTTTAGCCTTTAGAGTTGCAGAAACATCCATCATCAATTCTCCATCCAAAAAGATAGGACTTAGTTTACTGCCAAATAATATGGCTTGGATAATCTTTTAGTCAGTACGTCACAAAGCGGCCTTTTTTCTTTTGCGCCTCCCGAATCACCCTCACTCACTCCTGTTAGCTCGGGGCGGCGCACTTTATTTCCTTAAACCCTATATAACAGCCACCCGGAGTAATGGAGGTGGGAGACATGCGCATGCCCTATAAACAAGATTTGATCGCCGCGTTGCTGGCTGCAAAAGAGCAGGGCATAGGTGCCGCGCTGGCGTTCCTGATGGCCTATCTGCGCGGGCGCTACAACGGCGGCCAGTTCTGGAAAACGATTATCGATGCTGCTATGTGCGCGATGATCGCTTGGTTCGTCCGTGACCTGCTGGACTTCCTCGGCCTGAGTACAAACCTCGCTTACATCGCCAGTGTGTTTATTGGTTATGTCGGCACTGATTCAATCGGTGCGCTGATCAAACGCGTGGCCGCCAGAAAAGCCGGGGTAGAAGATGCAAATCAGTAACACAGGCATTGCGCTAATCAAACGTTTCGAGGGCTGCGAACTGAAAGCCTACCAGGACAGCGTTGGCGTGTGGACGATTGGTTACGGCTGGACTCAACCTGTTAACGGTAAGAAAGTGGCCGCTGGCATGGTTATCGACCTTTCAACTGCAGAACGCCTGCTCAAATGTGGCTTAGTTCAGTATGAGCAGGGGGTAAACCAACTGCTTAAGGTGAAAATCACTCAGGGACAGTTTGATGCGCTGGTGAGTTTCGCTTACAACCTTGGCCTGCGTGCGCTGAGCACATCAACCCTGCTTCGTAAGCTGAACTCCGGTAATCAGCATGGAGCGGCTGACGAGTTCGGCAAATGGGTCAATGCTGGAGGAAAGCAGCTGGCAGGACTTGTGAAGCGCCGCGCAGCTGAACGTGAGTTGTTTCTGTCATGATCTGGCTGGCAAATAACTGGCGTAGGGCAGCAATAGCTGTGCTGGTTTTACTGAGCGTGGGATATGGCGAAATCCGGTACCGAAATGGCTGGTATGCGCACTCTGACAAGGTCAATGTAGATTATGCACAGAAAAAACAAAAGGCAGATGCTGCACTGGTTCCCACCGAACAGAAAGCAGCAAAGGCCAGAGATGGCGGTAAAGTCATTTACCGAACAATTACCCGTGATGTGGTGAAATATGTCCAGTCTCCGGCTCGCACTATGTGCAAGTTTGATAGTGATGCTATCCGGCTGCGTCAGCAGGCCATCGACGCTGCCAACCATATCCCAGGATTTGATGACCCCGCCGTGCAAGGTAAGTAATGCCGGTAAGGATACTGATGAGGATTTACAGGCTGACGTCGCGTCTGCAGAGTGCGTCAGAGAGCTGCGACTGAACACTTACCGCTGGCAGGCATGGTATCGCGCTGTACAGTAACCATCCCAAGGTGCATTTACGAGTGCGCCTGATGATGATTAACCAGGAGAGTAATATGCCTGACAGATACAAAATCACCGTAACAACCAAATCAGGCGAGACTTACGAGGGACTGATGACTCGTAGCCAGCCTGAGATGGTCAATGGCCTTTACTCTATCGCACTGGCTGATGGTTCATGGGTATATCTGGCTCCTGACGATGTGCTCAGTATGGTTTATGTGCCTCAGCCCGAGGAAGAAACAAATAGGACACAAAATGGCGACCAAAGCTAAAACTGGCCGCCCTTCTGAATATCTACCAAAGGGGACTGCTGACATATCTTCACTGCTGGCCGCAGATGGTGGTATTTGTATGGATACTATTGCCGAATTTTGTGGTTTTTAGATAGTCCATCGCCAGCTGCATTAGGTCTGTCATCGTGTAATCCTTACCTGGAACTGCTCCGCTCATAAGGAATGCATCTTCGCAATTAGCCGCTATACAAGAAAGCGCATCAGAAAGTAGTGACATATCGTATTCGTTATGACGCTTTATCAGTCTTTTCATATCTAACATCTCATTTGGAAAATATGGCACTCACCGACAAGCAAGACATGTTCTGTCGCGAGTACCTCATCGATTTGAACGCCACACAAGCGGCCATTCGGGCGGGGTACAGCGAAAAGACCGCCCGCGCATTAGGTTCAGAAAACTTAACTAAACCTGACATCCAGAATAGGATCGCCGAACTAAAAGCTGTACGCAACGAGGAAGTATCTATCAATGCAGCCTACGTACTTCGAAGGCTGGTTGAAATCGACCAGATGGACGTGCTCGACATCCTGCTTGCTAATGGCGAGCTCAAGCCGATTAAGGATTGGCCTAAAACTTGGCGCACCACCCTTACGGGCATGGACGTTACAGAGATGGCAGGTGATGCTGCTGGCCTGCTCAAGAAAATCAAATGGCCGGACAAGGTGAAAAACCTTGAGCTGCTGGGCAAGCACGTAAACGTTATGGCATTCAAAGAACAGGCAACACACGAACACACAGGCAAGAACGGCGGTCCGATTGAAGTGGCAACACTGACCAAAGACGAATACAAAGCTGCACGGCGGGAGATGTTGGAGGATGACGACTGCTGAGCAGAAGAATTATGCCCGTCGGTTAGAGTGCGAAGAGGATGGGCTGTATTACGCTCGCTACTTCTTTAAGCAACGCACCGGCGGCAAGATGATTGTCGCACCGCACCATAAGGTCATTCAGCAAACGCTCGACCGCGTAATCAGCGGAGAAATAACCCGCTTGATAATCAACGTTCCCCCGGGCTATACCAAAACTGAGTTGGCGACCATCAACATGATGGGCAGAGGGCTGACGCTGAATAAACGTGCCCGCTTTATGCATCTTTCGTACTCGCACAATCTGGCACTGCTTAACTCATCAACCGCACGTGGCATGATTAGGTCGAAAGCCTATCAGTCGATGTGGCCGATGGATTTGCGAGATGACGCTGACAGCAAGGCTATGTGGTGGAACGAGTTCGGCGGCGGAGTGTACGCATCATCTGCAGCCGGCCAGGTTACGGGGTTTCGTGCTGGACACATGGAACCGGGCTGGCAGGGCGCATTGATAATCGATGACCCCGTAAAGCCTGATGACGCATACAGTGAAACTGTTCGAGACGGCGTTAACAACCGTTTCAACGAAACCATTAAATCACGCCTGGCGATTGAAACTACGCCGATGATAGTGATTATGCAGCGCATCCACTATCACGACCTGAGCGGATATCTATTGCGGGGTGGCAGCGGCGAGAAGTGGCACCACCTGAATCTTCCCGTGCTGATTGATAACAGCCAGAGCTATTCCGAACAGTACCCAGATAACACACACGCCATACCCGTCGACCATGGCCTTCCTGATGGATGGCTGTGGCCGTTCAAGCATAACGAATCCCACCGAGTATCGCTGTTCTCGCATCGCCGCACCGCTGAAGCGCAGTACATGCAGAAGCCTCGGCGTTTTAATGCTGAAGGTGCTCTTTGGACTGAGTTGATGATTAACGCTGCGCACGTGACTCGCCACGACGAGGAGCCTTCACGCTGTGTTGTTGCGATTGATCCTCAGGCAACAAACAGTGACGAGAGTGATGAGACCGGAATAGTTGCTGCATCCTCATACCGTGGTGGCAAAGACCGGATTTATACGGTAGATGGGGATTACAGCGGTAAGTTCAGCCCCAATGGCTGGGCAAAAAAGGCGATGGATGCCTACAAAAACCATGATGCTGATGCGATTGTGATTGAGACAAATCAGGGCGGCGACATGGCAGAGGAAACACTACGCAACGCCGGATTTAACGGTCGAATAATTCGTGTGCATGCAAGTAAGGGAAAATATGCCCGCGCCGAGCCAATCTCTGCGCTTTACGAGCAGGGTAAGGTCTCCCACAGTGGGAATCTTTACATCCTTGAAAATCAGCTCATGGAATACATCCCCGCGACTGCTAAGAAATCCCCCGACCGCCTGGACGCAATGGTTTACGCGCTGACTGAATTAAGCGGTGGCTCTGGAGGAATTAACATGAATAAAAACCTTGTGGCTGCAGCTCAGGCCAGAAACCAACGCCGGTAACTTATGACAACTAAAACACAACGTCGAAAAGCCCGGCGGGATGCGTCGCGCCCTGAGCGTACGCGCTTCAATCTTTCGCAGGGCTTGAGAGATAAGATTGAGCAGCAGGGATATATACCAACCCTATCGGACGTTAAAGCTCTGTACGGGCCAGCAAAGACACTGGCCGCGCCAGAGGCTGCAATAATTGCAATGGATCACTCGATGGATGTGGGTGGTTCCTACACACTGATTCAGCACGCATTCGAACATGGGCAATATCCAACGCTTGGCCCATCTTTCATGGGATATGCTGCGCTTTCTTCGTTAATGCAGAATGGCCTCATCCGGGCATGCATTGAAACTCTTGCGGACGACATGACGCGGGAGTGGATTGAAATCAGTGCAGTAGATGTGAACGGCAATGGTGACGACAGCGACGAGAAAAAAGCCCTCGACGAAGCGATGATTGACTACGAAGTGCGCGACATTTGCCACACGTCCGCTGAATTTGATGGCTACTTCGGTGGCTGCTTGATTTTCATCGATACCGGAGTGCGTGGAGAGGGCTTAAAAATGCCTTTGGATATCTCCGAGAAGTCCGCTGAACTGAAAGAGTTCAAACGGTTCACTGTTATTGAGCCGATCAATATCTTCCCCGGTAATTATGAATCGACAGACCCTTTGAGCCCTACTTATTTTAAGCCTCAGACGTGGTGGGTTCTCGGTACGGAAGTGCACTGCAGTCGCCTGATTCGGGTATGTGGCAACGAAGTACCGATGATTCTGAAGCCAAATTATAACTTTCTTGGCCTGCCACAGGCACAGATACTCTATGACTACGTCATCCACTTTCAGGATGCTCGGCAAGCTGAATCACGACTGCTGGAAAAGTTCAGTCTGACCGTGCTGAAAACAGACATGGAGGACATACTGACGAATCCGAACGCCACCAGTTCGCTAGACCCTCGTCTGCAATACATGGCGGCTTACCGATCTAATGATGGAGTTCTGGCGATTGATCACAAGATGGAAGATATCGTCAACATCACCACGCCAATATCTGGTGTTACAGATATCGTACGCCAACAACTCGAATTCGTCGTGATGATAAACCGGACTAACGTCGTTAAAACGCTGGGCTTGTCACCTGCAGGGTTTAACACCGGTGACTCTGATATCAAGACGAACAATGACCATACGCTATCCCAGCAGGAAAAGGTGCTTCGTGGGCCGCTTCAGAAGATGCTCGACATCCTGCAAATCGTCAAACTCGGTCGCTACGACAAATCAGTCACATTCAAGTTCTCAGGACTAAATGAAGATGATGAGAGCGTAACAGCGACTACACAAAATACGAAAGCAGACACCGATGCTGTGTTGCTTCAAGAGGGGGTACTGTCTGAGCTTGAGGTGCGCAAGCGCTTATCGGAAGACCCTGACAGCGGTTATTTTGGCATAGATGCTGATGCACTACCGGAGACAGATGATGCCGAAGAGAGTCAAACTCAGAACGGCAGCGGCAACTCGGGCGAACGCTGGTCTCCAGAAGGAGTACGAGAAGAAGCTCAAGTCGTTGGTTGAAGAGATGAGCACTTCCGTAGATTACTGGCTATCCGCCGAGTATAAACGGCAGGAGGCGCGAATAGTTGGCGATGCTTCCCCGGCAAAATTATTGAATAAGAAGTTGCTTTCCGTAATGGCGAGCTGGCGCAAAAAGTTCGACAAAAAAGCTGATGACATAGCGATCTGGTTTGTTCGCAGGGCAGATGCTTATGCCTCACGCTCTGTCAGCAACAAGCTACGAGCCGCTGGCATGACCGTGAACATGCGCATGACCCCGGAAGTGCGGAACGTACTGGACAGTCTCTATGAAACTCAGGTCAATCTGATTAAGTCGATACCTCAACAGTATCTGACACAGGTCAGTACGCTGGTGCAGGAGAGTGTTAGTCGAGGCCGAGATATCAGCTTTCTAAAGGAAGAGCTTCAGAAGCGATATGGCAAAACTGAGCGCCGTGCGCGATTTATTGCAGTTGACCAAAATAACAAAGCTTCAAACGAGATATCCCGTCGCAGGATGATTAGCGCAGGCGTTAAAAAAGGAATCGTCAAGCATCGGTCGGGTGGAAGCAAGTCATACCGGCACTCTCACGTTAAGGCTGATGGACAGGAATACGATCTCGAGGTGGGATTTTGGGACTCCCATCTTAAAAGATTTGTTCAGCCTGGAGAGCTTCCCGGATGTAAATGTGAGTTCAGGCCAGTAATTGAGTAAGCATTTATCTAATAACAAGGTCGCTATGTGCGGCCTTTTTCATTGCCTGAAATGCGAGGTAAGCGTGGGAAGAAATGCCCCAACCCTACCGCCATACAAACCGGAGGATAAGGTTGTGCGGCCCGCACCGCCACCGCCAATTCCGACGATTGTATGACGATGACAGCCTGGCGATGGCCGTCCGTGCTGCGCTGAAGGCGAAAATAAAAGAGAAATAACCATGCCAATCCGAGAAGTAACATTTAAAAGCGGCAGGAGGGGGTTTCGCCGAAACGTGTATGGGAAAATTTATCCCACACGGGAGGAGGCGGAGCTTAGGTCGTCTTACGCGCTGGCCTTTGACGAAGCCAGCCGTCGACGAATAGATGAAAACGGCTACCTCCATGTATCGCAGACACACCTCACTAAAGAGCAGGTTGCGCCGTATTACGGACGAGAAATACCAGGAAATAAAGACCTGGGGCTTGATCCCGAACGGGTGTATTACGGCTATCGCTCAGCAGCGGAGCTGGATAAGGCTAAAGACACTTTCAACGGTATGCCGCTTCTGATTGTCCACAAACAGGACTCAGCTGGAACGCCACTCAAAGACGAACGCGTTGGCTCAATTGGCACGACTCCAGTATGGAGTGCGCCATATCTTGACAACTCATTAACTGTAACTGACCAGTCGGCCATTGATGCGATCGCCAGCGGAAAGTTGAAAGAAATCAGCTGCGGGTACTATTTCGAACCGGATTTCACCGCCGGTGAGTTTAACGGCGTTCACTACGATTTCGTGATGCGAAATATCAGAGGGAATCATGTAGCGCTGGTAAAAGAAGGTCGGGCCGGTCCCGATGTCGCAGTTCACGACGCAATGCCGTCAACACTCAGAAAAAAGGTAACCAAGAATATGAAACTTACCCGAGCACAGGTGGCGGTGCGTGCAGCCCTGTCTACTTACCTCAAGCCTCGCCTTGCTATGGATGCAGCACACGCTGATCTGACCAAGCTGGTAGGCTCATACAAAAAACCGGCAACATTGGCGAAAGCCGTTGTGCGTAAGTACGGTAATCAGCTGGCACAGGACATGGAAATTGAGCCTGAAGAGCTGGCTGAGCTGATGGAAGCGGTTGAAGAAGAAGTCAAACCGGAAGAAGAGATCAAGGTGGAAGAAGAGACCACATTTGATGATGACAACGTATCCGAGAGCCTGCGAGCCATGCTCGAAGGTAAAGTTCCGGATGAGTTGCTGGTTAAGCTGCTTGAATGCCTTGAAGAGCCAATTGGTGATGACGAGCTGACGCCGGAAGAGAAAGAGGCTAAAGAGAAGGCCGAGAAAGATAAGGCAGCTTCTGAAAAAGATGGCGCACCGGCGATGGATGCCAATGCCATTAAACTGCAGGCTCGCACTGAAGCGCAGAGCCATTTTCGCAGCCTCAATGAAGCAGGACGTAAGGTTCGTGAACTTATTGGAGAGGTTGATGTAATGGCCTTCGATAGTGCAGAGGATATCTATGGACACGCTCTGAAACAGAAAGGTGTGAAAATTGGACAGTACGAAAAATCCTCATACAAGGGCATGGTCGATATGCTTGCAGCAAACAAGCCTAGCCTGGCTCCAGCCCCAACTTTCGACGCAGCACCGGGTACTCTGCAAGGCCCATTTGCTGGTCTCAACAAAATTAAACTTTAAGGGGGGCGTTATGGCTCTGCAAAAACAAGTTGGTCTGTACTACTCCGGCGCAGTAGTCGGTGACCGGGCATCACATAACCCAGTTGTTTACCTGCCTCGTAATCCACTCGCTGAAGGAGTGGTTTATGTCGGGCGCTTTGTGTTTCAGGGAACTGATCTGGCTAATCAGGTGAAAACATCTGGCACGGTCGTAGCTGGCTTCGTGCAGCGGGTCATCAATTATTACAACTACGTTGTCACCTCAAGCGGCACTTTGGGTATCACTGATAAAACACCTGTAACGGTAGCAACTATCGGCGAGTTCTATTCAGCTTATACCGGTGCCGCACCAACCATTGGTCAGAAAGCCTTCGCATCAACAACTGATGGCACTATCAGCTATGCCGATGCTGGTGAGACTGTTGCCGGCTCTATTGAAACCGGATTTGTCGTAAAAGAAGTACGCTCTGCTGATGGACTGGTTTTTATTTCCAACTGGAATCCCGCCGCTTAATCACTGAATAAAATCCGCATGTAAAAAAACACTGGAATAAGCCGGTGGAATTCTTCACGTGCGGATGGAGAGAAAATTAAATGCCAAACCCAACTTTTGCACAGGCGCGCGCCTACGGTTTTGACTTTGGTCGAAATGCCCGCGAGTGGATCACGCCTGAGAACATGCCGCATATCGTCAATGACGCCGCGCTAATCACCACGCCAAACTCTACCATTCCGGCTGAGCTATTGGCTTATATCGACCCGACTGTAATCGAAATTCTGACCGCGCCACGAAATGCCCGCGAACTGTTCAATGAAGAAAAGCGCGGTGACTGGACCACACCTTATTTTAAATGGCGTGCAGATGAAATCACCGGGAGCACTGCTGCTTATTCTGACTTCGGTCAGTTCGGTGTATCAGGCTTCAACTCAGAGTGGCACACGCGCGAGCAATACCGGTTCCAGACCATTATTGAGTACGGAGATTTGGAGCAGGATATGGCCTCGCAGGTGAAAATTAACCTCGCCGCGAGCAAGCAGCGCTCAGCAGCGACAACAATCGACATCGATGCAAACAAGTTCTATCTGCTCGGCGTAGCTGGCAAAGAGATTTATGGCGTGCTGAACGATCCAAATCTGCCAGCGTCAACCACTCCAATTTCAGTGGACGGCGTTACAGCCTGGTCATCCAAAGATGCCATTGCCCGATACAATGACGTTATCAAGCTGTTTACTCAGCTGGTAACACAGTTGAATGGTCTGGTTGATGAGAAGTCACGTCTGAAGTTGGCGACCTCTCCAGCTCTGCGTACTTTACTGGCTGAGCCAACGCAACTTGGCGTGACAGTAATGTCCATGCTGAAGGAGTACTTTCCCAACCTGGAGTTTGTTTCATTGCCGCAATTGGGAGCAGCTCATGCTCCAGCAGCATCAGAGACGATGATGATGATTGCGCCTGAGGTTCTCGGTAACGAAACTGGCCTGCTCGGTTTTGGTGAGAAAATCCGTATGGGTCGCATTATTCCGTCACTTTCCTCCTTTGCGCAAAAGGTTACAGGTACTACTTACGGTGGAGTTATCCGGGTTCCTGCTGCCGTAGCACAAATGACAGGCATGGTGTAATTCATGGCCCGCCCGCGTAAAAATACAGCCTCCGAGGAGGCTGCTTATTCACCTCAGGAAACAACTATGTCTGACTCTGTTTACGTTCGTCTGAAGCATCCGCACGGTATCGTTTTTGATATTTCTAAGGGTCGCAAAGTTGCCTTGGTAGGCAGCGACTTCCATCTTATCGGCCTCGAAAAGGGCGTTCTGACCAGTGGTTTTGGATGCACTGTCGTGCCGGCTGATGAATGGGAGGAAGTGCTGTCTCTCTATGGAAAAATGCCACAGTTCTCAAATGGTACGCTGGTCTATGCAGGCGATAACGCCAGCGCTGATGATATGGCGACTGATTCCAGGGGAGTAAAACACGGACTTGAGCCGGTTGATGTAAAAAATGACAAGACGATCAAAACCACAGAGGCTTCAACCAGCGAGGGCTGATGATGGCGATAGTTGTTTTTAACAGCGACGAATTCCTGTCTGTCTATCCTCGATTCTCCGGTGCTCTTACTCCCGCCCAGCTCGAAAATGCTTTCGATACTGCCTGCCTGATGCTCGATAACACAGTCGACTCGATAGTGCCCTACGAGCCGGATAAAGGAATCAAGGATCGGAAAACATTGCTTTATATGCTGACTTGCCATCTTGCAACGGTGGCTTTGTGGGGTGGTGGACAGGCAGGCCCAGTGTCAGGCGCATCTGAAGGTTCCGTAAGCGTTTCTTTCGCCGTGCCGGATGTGGCAACCGCATCCTGGTTTAAATCTACCCCCTGTGGCGCTTCTTACTGGCAGTCGACGAGAAAATATGTTGTGGGTGGTCGGTATATCGCTCAGAAATACCATCATCCTTGGGGGTAAGTAATGTCAAAGATATCAGGTGGAGACAAGCTCGAAGCTGCACTGGCAAGCATTGGTGAGCGTATGAAGCTTCAAATGAATGTCGGCATCCTGGCGGGGGCGACCAACTCAGAAAATAATGAGCTAATCGCACCTTATGCCGCCGCCAATGAGTTTGGCACGCGCGATATCCCGGCGCGGCCATTTATGAGAAACACGGTCGCGGATAAGTCAGGCGAGTGGGCCGATACCCTTGGAAAACTTATCAGCAGGAAACCTGCGACGCCCGAAGGCATTAACAGCGCCTTTAGCGTACTCGGTGAGGTAATGGTGCAGGATATCCGGGACACCATTGAAAAAATTGTTCCCCCACCGAACGCTGAACACACAGTTGAACTGAAAACCAAAAAAGGACGCGCTAACCCCACGCAAACGCTGGTTGATTCCGGAAGCATGCAAAAGGCCGTGAACTTCGAAATTATCACCGGAGAGCAAGAATGAACCTGCATCAGATAGCGTCCGGGGCCATTGGTAGCGTCAATCCGTTCATAAATGCCGTTGTCCGGGTGTACGCCGGTGAGACAGAAACCCCATCGGGTCGTGTTGAACCTACATACACGGATGTTTCGGTGAGCGGACAGTTGCAGCCTTTAAGTTGGCGCGACCTGCAACATCTGGATGGCCTGAATATTACCGGCGTTGAAAAGAAATTCTACGTCAACGGTAATTTCAGTGCTATCAACCGCCCCGGGCGCTCAGGTGGAGACTTGTTAATCATTGGTGAGCAGGTGTGGATGATCCCGACTGTTATCGAGCTGTGGCCTGACTGGTGTTCACTTGCTCTCCGCTTACAGGAGGGATAATGACAGCAACAGTCACTCCGCTTATGGATGGGCTTTTTTATTCGCTTCGGGACTTTCTCACCTCTCATGTAGCAGTAACCTCCTGCCGACAGGCACAGCAGAACAGAACCGCCATGGCGACAGGAAATTTTATTGTCATGACCCCGCTCGGCGTGGATGGCCTGTCCACAAACGCCGTGTCGTATCAGTTTGAGCCCGATAGCGACATCAGTACAGAAACACACAGGCGAACAGCCGTATGGCGATGCCAGCTGGATTTCTATGGAGATTCAGCTCAGGAGTTCGCAAACATCATCTCAACGTTATACCGCACGGATTATACCTGTGAATGGTTCAGGCGGAGCTCCGCTGAAAGAAACCTGCCGCTGATAACTCCAGTTTTTGCCACGGACCCTAAACAAATGACGATGATCAACGGAGAAGCGCAGTGGGAAAACCGCTGGACGTGCGACGTGCACTCACAAATTCCTGCCGCTGTCGTTGTTCCTCAACAATTCATGACAAATGCAAGCGTCAGCGCGAACTCAGTTGATGCCAACTTTCCACCGGAGAATGTCTAAATGGCGATTCCTCTTTCCCAAATCGTTAAAATCCTTCCTGGCGTATTGTCGCCAAGCGGATCTGCGCTCGACCTGAGCGGGCTCATTCTAACTGAAAATGAGCATGCACCATTAGGCACTGTACTGACGTTTAATGCGCCAGAAGATGTCTCTGCATATTTCGGCAGTGCATCAACAGAGTCCGCAATGGCAACAATCTATTTTAAGGGATATAAAAATTCATCCCGCACTCCAGGCGCAATTTTGATTTCGCGCTTTAATGCTGATTCTGCTGCAGCATGGCTGCGCTCTGGGTCAATGGTCGGCATGACTCTTGATCAGTTAAAGCTGTTATCCGGAATGTTAACTCTAACGGTTGACGGCACTTCACATACTTCTGCAGATATTGATTTGAGCTCAGCGACCAGTTTTGCACAGGCTGCTGATTTGATTGAAGCCAGCATCGGATCAAGTGTCACCGTCGAATACGATACGACGCAAAAGGCCTTTGTCATCACTTCTGCTACAGCGGGGGAATCAAGCTCTGTCTCGTATGCAACCGGCACATTGTCATCCGAGCTAAAATTAACGGCCTCCTCTGGCGCGGTTATCTCACAAGGTGCAGCACCAGCAGTAGTTGCTGATGCCATGGCGAGCGTAGTGAATAATGTTCAGAACTGGGCTGGTTTCTCTACGGCTTTTGAGCCAGATAATAGTCAGGCGTTGGCCTTTTCCGAGTGGACAAACAATCAATCGAACCGATTTATTTATGTCCCTTTCACTCAGGAAGGCGCAGCAGTTGTGGCAGGCTCAACAGAAACTATGACCTTCGACATTATCAAAACCTATGGATACGCTGGCGTGTCGCCGGTTTATGGGGGAGCCGCGCACGCAGCAAGCGTTCTTGGATTCATTTCCAGCCTCAATTTCAATCAGCTGAACGGTCGTCGCTCACTGGCTTTCCGGGTGCTTGATGGGCTTTTGCCAACCGCAAGAAATGCTGCAGATTCAACTGCACTTATAGCCAATGGATATAACTTCTATGGCAATTATGCTGAGAATGCTTTCTCTACCAACCAATGGCGTCCTGGCTCTATCACAGGTGACTACAAATGGTTGGATGCTTACGCCGGTCAGATATGGCTAAACGCAAACCTGCAGAAAGATGTCATTACTCTGTTCCAGTCTGAAACTTACATTCCATATGCCTCAGCAGGACGGGCTGCAATTGAGGGGTGTATGACATCAACAATTGAGCAGTTTAAAGCATGGGGTGGCATTAGCGCCGGCACTGAGTTGGACGATAATCAGATTATCTCCATCAAAAATGCCACTGGCATCGACCCTACAGAAACTCTGCGCTCAGCTGGCTACTATTTGTATATCGGGCCCTTCACAGCAGCTATGCGCGCAGCCCGCACGTCACCGGAAGTTTATCTCTGGTACACCGATGGCGGATTTATCCAGCAACTCACCCTGAACAGTATTGAGGTCGCCTGATGGCTAATTCACTAACCAGCGCAGACTGCATTATTAACATTTCAGTTGTGAACCTTTACCCATCAGGTTTCCGACTGGAGCAGTTCGAAGCGCAGAACATCTTTGACATGGGCGACACTGTTATTGCCGAAACCGTCCGTACCGCCGACAACAAGCTGACTGGTGGTTGGGTGGCTGGTGACTTACCCTGGACGTTCCATATTCTGCCTGATTCCCCAAGTCGTAGCAGGATTGATACCTGGTACCAAACCCAGCGAACGACTAAATCATTGTTCCGCTGCAACGGAACCATTTATCTCCCATCGCTCGGGCGTAAATTTGTGCTGACCAACGGCATTTTCAAATCATGGAAAGCAATTCCCTCTGCTGCTCGTATTCTTCAGCCAATGGCTGGTCTTATTGAGTGGGAGGATATCGTTGGTTCGGACTATAACCCTGCATAAGAGGCATAAATGGCACGCAAAGAGAAAATCTTCACTGTCACGGCAAACGGTCGCGATAAAGGTAAGCAGTTTAAGATTACAGAAATGGCCGCGCGGGCAGGTGAAGAGTGGGCATTCCGTGTTGCAAGTGCACTGATTGGAACTGGTATTCAGATCCCTTCCAACATAACAAAATCTCTGGTTGCTATGTCTGCCGAAAAGCCGGAGGGGGCTGATGAAGCCACTTTGGCTCTGCACGACTCAATCATGGGATCCGGTATGGTTGCCTTAGCCAAGTTCGGCATTACCGCTCTCGCTAAAGTTTCGTTTGATTACTCAAAGCCATTAATGGATGAGTTGCTTTCCTGCGTGGAGTATGTCGCCAGCCCTGGCGTTGTGATTCCCCTCGATGATTCCCATATCGAGGAGTCCAGTACGTATTTTCGCCTTAAGGTCGAAGCATTCAAACTTCACGTGGCTTTCTTGCAGGCCACCGCAGATTAGACCTGTCTGTTCAGCTCCCTGAAGAAGTAAGAGGCCTGGCTCAGTATGAAAACATGCCGCGCACTATTGCCTCCGTTGTCTCAGGGAAGCTGGCCACACTGCATGAGCTGGACACGGTTTACAGCGTGCAGGATATGTGGTGGCTAATTGAGATACAGACTGTGGATAATCACAATAAATCAGTAGTGGGGGAATCCTGATGTCCGGGACTGTAATTGACGCCTTGATGATCACTCTTGGGCTGGATGCCAGTGACTACGAGAAGAAAAGAAAGGAGGTCATCGAAGGATTTAAGGAATCCCGCGAAGATGCATCCAAAACCGCCAAGGAAATGGAAGCTCAGGGGAAAAAGGCAGCAAGCTTTTTCTCTGGAATAAAGAACGAGTTACTCGCTCTTGTCGGAGTTAGCCTTACTTTTGGTGGTGTCACGTCACTAGTTAAAAATACAACAAGCGATCTGCAGCAGCTTTCGGTGCAATCAAAAGCGCTGGGTATGTCAGCCAGAGAGCTTGATGGATGGTCAAGGTCTGCTGAGGCGGTAGGATCAAGCGCTGGGAAGATATCTCAGACGCTTTTCAACATCAGAGATGCAGCATTAGCTCTTAATAGTGGGGATGCCTCAAATCCGTTATACGGGGTTATGGCAATGCTTAGCGGAGATACAGGTGTAACCTTTGACCCTACGAGAGACTCTGCTGATGAAATGATGAGGAAGTTTTCCGAGGCGTTGCAGAAGGAGAGCAATCCTGACCGCGCTCAGTACATTGGTAACAAAATTACCGGGAACGACGCCGCCCTGTATCAGGCGATGCGAAGTGGGGAGCTTCCAAGGCTTGCCACGCAGTATAAAAACTCATCTCAAATAACCAATGAGTCACTCACTGCAGCTGCTGAGTTTACGAAGGCGTGGACAGATCTTGGTCAGAATTTTGACAACCTCAAAAACAAACTATACACCAGCCTCATACCAACTATTCGCACGTTAAATGGATTAATCAAAGAGTGGAGTAAAAATGCATCTGATTCATCACCATTCTGGAAGTCCTTCAAGCAAGACATAAAGGACATAACAGGAACTGACTTGGGGCAATGGACTCTGGCAGATGACATCAAAAATCTGATGTCTAATTTCAAGCAGCTTGGCAGTACGATTGACCATCTTGTGAATGCACTGAACGCTCTGAACAATGGTGACTTTGTCACTGCTGGCTCGGAATTCAAGAAGGCCTGGCACGGAACTGAGGATGGTAAGCCGTCTGGAAAGGATGCGTTACCGGGTATAACCAAGAGCGCGGCTGATGCACGGAAAGATAGCGTCTACGAAAAACTCAATGACACGCTCAACTACTATCTGCCAAGTTTTCTGGGAGGCATGTCTGATGAAGCAAAGGGGCAGATTCAATCATCACTACAGAAAAATGCAGGTTCTGAAGGATTAATTCCAGACTCATCAGCAGGATACTTAAGCCCTCAGCAGCAAGCTACGCGCGCAATGCTGGACTCCGCAAGATTTACACCCTCTCCAGAGCAGAGAAAACAACAACAGGATGAAAGGTCCTACTGGGAAACATCAAAAACTCTGTTGTCGACCATCGCAAGCGCTCTGGTGCCATCAGCTAATGCGGATGTCGGTTATCAACCGAATGTTCCGCTAAACCCTCTTTCTGCGAAGCTTGGTGAAAAGGGTAAAGCCCTACTCGGGGCGATGTCAGGTGAGTTCGGGCAACTGGAAGCCAAGTATGGATTGCCAGTTGGGGTTCTCAACGCCATAGCGTCGGTTGAGTCTGGAGGTAATCCCCAGGCTGAATCAGAAGCGGGCGCAAAGGGCTTGTTTCAGTTAATGCCGGGTACAGCGAAAGACCTCGGTCTAAGTGGAGATGACGTATTTAATCCGAGCAAGTCAGCTGAGGCCGGAGCTAAGTATCTTCGCTGGCTTATGGATCAGACTGGTGGCGACATTGAATCCGCGCTGGCAGCATACAATTGGGGAATTGGAAACGTTAAAAACAAAGGCTTGTCCAATGCCCCTCTCGAAACCCGAAATTATGTGCCTGCTGTAATGTCAGGATTCCGCCCCGGCGCAGGAATGGCTGTAGACAACGTGAGAGAGCAGCCCCGTGGAGGCGCAGCGGGGAATCAATACTACATATCTGATGTGAAGTTGAATTCATCCCCGCAATCGGTGGACAGGCTGGCAACAGACATAGCATCCAAAGCAGAAAACAGGGTCAGAGTCATTGCATTCAACTCGGGGCAATCAAATTAACGCGGAGGGCTTCTCCTATGGCTTTTTCCCTGAATGAGGCCACGCTACTGTCGGCAATAAACTCCGGCAGTATCTTCTCAATTATTAATAGCACGCTATCCCCATCATGGGGGATAACATACAGAACTATAGATCCAGCAATATCTCTGGCTGCATTTTCAGGGCAGGGGCCTGCCCCGGGTTACGTTCAATCATTAAATGTCGGTGATAAGGTTTTCATACCTTCTGGCTGGGTATCGGTAGAGCCTTACGGAGAAGGAGTAGTTGTCAATTCCCCGATAGAAAAGGGGAGTTACTCGTCATATAACAAGGTTCGCCGGCCAAACGAACTGAGGGTTGTTTTTGTCTTGCAAGGATGGACGGCCTTCAGTGGTTCGGTGCCCAACGTCACGGAGTTCTCAACGTTAAGTCGTACAGAACTTCTTCGGATTCTCGAGCGGATGAAGAACACCGCCAGTACTTATAACATCGAGACACCTGACCAGGTTTATGAAGGTTATGACTTGGTTCATTACGACTATTACGTTGGCGCACAGAAAGGGCAGACGCTCCTTACGATCAACGCTACCTTCCAGCAGGTAATGGATATAGGCGAAGTAGTTATATCCAGCTCAGTCTCACAGAGTCAGCCAACGAGCAACGGCAACTCCAGCCAGCAAAGCGCGGTCTCTACAGATACAACCCAGGCTTTTGCAAAGCCAGTGACACTTGATGAAGTTAAAAATGCATGGGACAGCGGTAATGGTTCGCTCTCTGAAGCTTTAGCAACCAGCGGTTCTGGAATAGTTTCCGGCATTAATTCAGCTGCGGACTCCGCTTCTAAAGTCTGGACGCAGACCAGCACCGCCGTAGCAACTCAAATTCAGAACGGTGTAAATAAATTTGTGAGAGAGGTGGTGATGTAATGCAAGAAATATCACTGCAACCAAGCAAATCGCAGAAAGTTAACGTTACGCTTGCTGGACAATCATGTTCTATAAAGCTGCATCAGCGATCGACAGGTTTTTATATGGATTTGTATGTTGGCGACAAGGCCATCATGCAAGGTGTAATTTGTCTGAACAGCACCAGAATGGTTCGATACGCTTATCTTGGATTTGTCGGTGACCTCGTGTTTATCGACAGCAAAGGCAGTCTCGATCCCTCGTACGACGAAATCGGCACACGATTTAAACTCTATTATCTGACTGCGGAAGAACTGAAATTACCAAGATGAGTTGGAAAAAATCGCAAGTCTAAGTGGTGAAAATCAGGCAAAAGCAGCTGGAGAGATCAGAAGGGCATTGATTAATGTTGCCATTAAACTCCATACCTTTTCTTTGGTTGACGCTAATCTCGGAGCAATCAACATATTCCTTTGCAGGATAGGTATCTGTCCTGACGTATGATCTGCACAGAGGATCAGATGACATATCAAAAACGCGAACTTGAGGTGGAATTCACGCTCAGTGAAGGAACTTTCGACCAAGCGCAAGGTAACATATTGACCTTGAGAAACATGAAGTGTGAAGTCTCAATCTCTGCTTTCGGTGGTGTTACCGGCACTACGATGGAGATGTCACTGTGGGGACTGTCGCTTGACTACATGGCAAAACTCACAGTTAAAGCCCAAAAATACATAGCTCAGAAGCAAAACCTTGTGAAGGTGAAAGCCAATGGTGAAACAGTTTTTCTCGGAACTATCGTTGCATCAAGAATAAACCTCAACCAGATGCCTGATGCGCCCATTGAGATTACAGCCAATGCGCTGGGCTATGAAAGGGTGGTTCCCTGTTCTCCGACAAAATTTAGAGGTGAGACGGCAGTAGCCGACTTGGTCGAGTCGATATGTAGAAAAGTAGGCTTGGCTTTTGTAAATGTCGACGTGAAAGTAAAAACGATTAATCCTTATTATGAAGGAAATGCAATAGCCCAAATAAATACCATTGCACATGATTATGGGTTTAGCGTTGATGTTGATGTAGGTGTGGCATCAATTTATACAGGGAAAAAACCTATCGATGGAGTAACGCCATTTGTGTCACCTCAGCATGGACTTATTGGCTATCCAATATTTTACGACCTCGGAATTAATTTCAGATGTGTATTCTCAAGTTCAATCAGGGTTGGTCGGAAAGTGATTTTAGAGACATCTCTTCCCAATGGATCTGGGCAGTATCGTATTGATCCCGGCACTACACACTATCTATCGAGTATGGTTGAGGGTGGGCCGTGGGAATCGATGGTGGTAGCCATGCCAACACTGTCTTAACAGAGGGAAAAATGACAGCATCTAATCAAAAAGCTGAAGACGTATCCTCAGAAGGCAACGCTCTGATTTTTGCTATGAGGAACATGATCGGAAGTTATGCATTCATTGACATCGTAAGAATTGAAGAGGTTGACCCATTGTCTGAAACAGTCACGGTTAAAAGGCTGTTACATGGGTTGACAACTGATAATGAGAAAATTGACAGCCAAGAGATTTATGGCATTCCATATGTACGATTAGGTAGGGGAAGTAGTGCCGTTGTCATGGATCCAGAAGTAGGAGATATCGGGCTGGTTGCAATTTGCGATCGAGATATAAGCAATGTCAAAATGACCTGTACTGAATCTGCGCCAGGAAGCAAAAGAATGCATTCACGTGCAGATGCTGTTTATGTAACAGGCATAGCATCGCTGAATGGCAAGCCGACGCAGTATGCACATTTCCACAATGGAGGCATAGATATCACATCCCCTATGAATATCAATGTTAATGGAAAAAACGTTGCGGTGAATGCAGCCGAAAAAGTCTCTTTAAACTCTCCGGTCATAGAAGTTAATGGTCAACTCACCCAAGGCGCTGGTAATTATGGCGGGGAGGCGATGTTCACTAATGGAGCCACAACACCAGAAGATTTCATGGCGGGCGATATTTCGCTCAAAACACACAGAACAACTAGCATCCAGCGCGGAGAGGATACATCAGGTCCGCCTACACCTTAAACAACTTGCTTTCATTGATAAGAATTGATGAGATGTCGAATAAATTCCTTTGGCGATGAAAGATATGTATAAAAAACACATAGTCGTTATTCCTTTAATTTTTCTTTCTGCTTTCGCTACAGCAGCAACGATAAAAACCAACCTTCAAATGGTTGATGGTCAATTCAAAGCTCAGATAACCAGTAAAGACGACGAAAACGTATGGATGGGGTCAGTCGATTTTAATTATTTAGGTTCTTTGCCAATGCACTGCGACAGTGTGAGCATGGGTTCTTCAGGTGCTGAGGGGCAGAGGCGCACTTCTGCTACTTATGAATGTCCGAACAACTTAGAGGTTAGAATTACAAAATTAGAGGCAGAAACACTAGCAGATTTTATCCTTTATAGTGATGGCCAAGAGCAACTCGCAATGAAGGTTAAGTCATCGCCACCTCTCAAGCAGTTAGAGAGAAGTGATTATATTTCTAAGCGATTTGAGGAGAACCTGGCGGCAAGGAACAAGTCTCTTAAAGAAAATACTGTGCCTTTGTTCCAGGCATGCATGAACGTGATAGACGCTAATCGAGTAATAGCACAGGCGGTGGTGAACAATGACAATGACTATCTTATAAAGGTTGCAACAGATGCTTTGAGGCCGATTTATGGCGATGGAGCGTTGCTTTACGTTGACAGGATGCTGTCGTATTACAAAGCCAATAAAGACGAAGCATTTGTTCTTTCGCGGCAGCATAGTAATACCACCTATGCAGCACAAATTTGCTATCAACAACCAGATAAGTACATCCCTGAAGTAGGGAAGCTGTTGTTGAGCGGCAAGATCAGAAGGTAGTCTTTAACCACATCAATAGCCCACCATCAGGTGGGTTTTTTATCGATCAATCTGAGTATCTTCTTGTGTTCTTCGATGGCGTCCCAAATTTGGTCTTGCGTATCACCGTCCCAGTCCGGGGTCATCGCCATTTCGGCATTGAACATTTTTAGCCTGATGTGAATAGCAGCCACCTCAGTGGGGCGACACTGTATGGCCATCTGCATGAGGGCAGGTTCTGGTGTTTTCTCGTAATACGACAGCCCCTTTCGGGCAATCGCATAGAGTTTAGTAAGCTTGTTCATACGTGCGTCCACTCAAATGGGCTTCTTTATGCGTTTGGCAGCGTAGGCCACTTTCTAAACGCAAAGAAGTACAGCGAGATGTAGTGGATCACCGGTATGGACAGAAAGATAGCCATCGGCCAGTCAAAGCCTGCTTTCCTCGCCATCCTGTAGCAAGGAAAGAAAGTGACTACCCACATGATGATGAAAATTGCTTTGGATTCGGACAATGTTCTCTCCTTAGAGGTTTTGTCTGGTGCCACTCAGATGGGCTTTTTGTTATAGGGTGAAATTACTACTCAGGGATTGCACACATGAATCCTTGAGAATCCCATGTTTTTTCCCATACGACATAACCAAGTTCTTTAAGCCTCTCAAGTGTTAGGCTGAAAACAGATTCAAAGTCATTTTCATTTAGGCCATCTAATTCAAGATCTGTTAGGTCTATAGAGAACGATGTATGCCCCATCCTGACCTTCCTGTTGATTTCGGCAAACGTTCTCTTGAAGATTACCCCTGAAAGCTCATCTTTGGCTTTGCTTATTATCTCAAGAGCGTCCTGAGCGGAAATTAATTCATCTGAAGAAATTTCACTTAGAAAGCTGGCGTTTAACCTATGGACAATTTCAGCATTCAAAGAGCGGTTATTAATTTTAGCTGACTCTTCTACTTTCCCTTTTAATTCAACAGGAAGACGTATTCGAAACTGCGGATCTTCTCTACTCATGTCAACTTCCAATTTATAAGTTTAAGCTTCATGAACGAAAGTATGCCCCACGGTGGGGTTGACATCAATGACGCACGGTGTGACACTTGGATTGCCTCACGGTGAGGCATCAGACGGAGGTGGCTATGCAAAAAGCAAAAGAAATGTACCAGAGAAAGGTTAGATTTCCTCAGGATGTAAGGGAGGCCATTGAAAAAAACGGAGAGGAAGAATGCAGGCAATTCAATACAGAACTGATTTACCAGCTTAGAAAGGCATATGGATTGAGTGGTCAGAAAAATGCTCAGCAATAAAAACGACGAAGCCCCAAAGGTTGCACCCTCTGAGGCTTCAATTTTGTCAGCAACTTCGCGAGAAACTAACGATGAACAGTATAGCAATTATTGAAGCAGTAAACACCACTTCCTTACCTTTCCACGGTCAGCACATTATCACCGCTATGGCAGCAGGAGTGGCTTATGTGGCCATGAAGCCAGTAGTTGAAGGAATTGGTTTAGATTGGAAAACCCAATACCGCAAACTCCTTGGGCAAGCAGATAAGTTTGGGTGTGGTCATATGACCATGCCTTCAAATGGTGGATTGCAGCAGATGCTTTGCCTGCCACTAAAGAAGCTCAACGGCTGGTTATTCAGCATCAATCCAGCGAAGGTGCGTGAAGACATTCGCGATCGCCTGGTGCGCTATCAGGAAGAATGCTTCACCGCGCTCCACGACTACTGGACGAAAGGTGCCGCGCTTCGCAAGCCAGAGACAACGGTTGACGACAGAACCCCTCTGCGCGGCATCGTAAACCGCATCATGGGTAAGTACGGCATGACTTACCAGGCCGTTTATAAGCTGGTACATAAAGAGTTCGGCGTTAAGCATATCGACGAGCTGTCATGGAAGCAGACCGCTGAGGCAGTAGAGTATCTGGCGGGTAAAGTTATCGAGGGGGAGTTTCTTGGGCGCGAGAAATTGTTGCCGACAATGCAAATATCTTACCCAATGGCTTTTTATGATCAATATCGCTGGATGGAAGGTATAGACGAATGCACCCTGAGTGCACCGTGGAGATATCCGGCAAAATTGCTGGAGGATGGCGGAGATTATCCCAATCCGCTGGGGCATCTTTTGGGGCAATTAAAATCAAATGGCCACGATGTAGAAGGCGCTCTTTTTCAATATTTCGCATCGCGTCATGCATTAGAAATTTACAGAAAAACTATCGATAAGGTCGAGAGGGCGATTCAATGATAGGCGCATGGCACGGCGCATAAAGAAAAACCGCCAGTGGCTGCTGGCGGCTTACGTCAAATCTGAAATAGGAAATCAAATGACTTCATTAAATATAGCAAAGGCCAGATCTGTTGTCACCATGTCAAGCCGTGAGATTGCCGTCCTGACAGGCAAGCGTCATTCAAACGTGGTTCGTGATATTGAAAACATGCTTTCTGAGCTTGAGATTAGCCAACTCAAATTTGAGTCGGCCTATACGGATGAGCAGGGAAAGAAAAGGAAGGAGTATCAACTCCCTTACAGGGAATGCGAAATTCTTATCACCGGGTATGATGTTAAGCGCCGGGCGGCAGTGATTGACCGCTGGACTGCTCTTGAGTCAGGGGAGGCAATACCAGCTAAAAGCAATTCAGGACTTCCCGAGTATCGCAGGGCAAGAACACTAAAGCTGTCGGTTGAAGCAGTCCATCAGCTTTTTGACATGATGCCTAACCTTAGCGACCTGTCTAAGCAGTGCGCTGCGGCTAATATTATTAACCCAGTGGCGGGTTTTGAGGCCATTCCGCTGCCAAAGTTGGAAGAGCATTTTTATACAGCCGGTCAGGTTGGCGAGATGCTTGGCGCGTCAGCCCAAAAGATTGGGCGCATATCTAATGCCAATAACCTTAAGACTGACCAGTACGGCATTTACGTGATGGATAAGTCAGCGTACAGCAGCAAGCAAGTTGAAGCTTTCCGCTACAATGCTAACGGAGTAGAAGCTTTGCGTCACCTTATTCACGGAGCTGATGTAGCTTAAGTTGCCAGTCAGTTTCGCTGCCCCACAAACCCGCTCCGGCGGGTTTTTTTATGCCCGGAGACCACAACTCAAGAGCTATTTACTCATGAAAATAAAATTCGTTGATATTGATCCAAACGTAATCGACGCGCTCTCAAAGTCATTCTCTAACCTCATTAGTCCATCAAATCGGGAGTCTAGAATAAGCGCAACTTGTGGTGATATTCGACTTGAAAGTGGTGACGCTCTGGTATCGCCTGCCAACAGCTATGGCTGGATGAATGGCGGAATAGATGCGGTTTATTTGCAAATTTATGGCTATCAGCTTCAGGTCAGAGTGCAGTCAAAAATAGCGGAAAATTATGATGGCTATCTACCGGTAGGTGATGCTATGTCAGTTCACGCTATGGGATTTGGCCCTCAATGGCCGAAATATCTTATCGTCGCACCAACGATGGAAACTCCACAGAACGTTGGAGATACGCAGAATGCATTTAAAGCGTTTTCTGCAGCATTGGCTGAAGCGCGGAAATTAGAGGTCACAACACTCATTTGTCCGGGCATGTGTTCTCTAACTGGCGGGATGAATCCTGCAGAGATGGCGCGTCAGATGCGGGAAGCATTCGAAATGCACCTTAAGTTCAAAGAACCTTCGCACTGTCATCGCATTGACCCTTCATGGAATTAATGAGGGGGCTTTGATTTTGGCTTTACCTTTACAGGAGGAAATTTGAATCTAAACAGATGGTCTCCTGGAAACCCTAACCTACACAACCAAGCCCACTCTTGTGGGTTTTTTTACGCCTGGAGGTCGCTTGATAACCCTGTCTCTCTACTTAAACCCGGACACTTGGGACATCGAACTGGATGGCAAAGGCAATCTTAGAACAACCGATAATCCCTACGCGTGTGCTCAGGATGTTGCCACAGCGTGCTCGACTCTCCGTGGGGAGTGCATCTACAACGCTACGGCCGGCATCCCTTACTTCGAAAATATTATGGGGGTGCAACCGGGAGCGGGGGCGGTGCAAACGTATCTGGAGAACGAAGCTATGCGGCTTCCGTATATAGCTCAGGCTTCCGCCACCGTAATAAATAACAGCGGCACTCGGGCATCAACAGGAGTGATTGTTGTTGTCGACACAAACGGAACCGAATACACAGTTAACATGTGAGAAATTTAATGCCAACCACGACAATATCATCATCAGTGCCATCAGTTACTTTTTCAACTACCGGACTTGATGTGCCAGATGAGGGAGAGATTCTGGCTGGAAGGCTATCCGATATGTCTTCTTCTCTCGGCACGGCTATGAGCAAAGAATTGACCACTCCACAAGGTCAGATTGCAGTATCAGATACTGCAATAATTGCTGATAAAAACGACCAGCTACTGGCGATAATTAACAACATTAACCCGGATTTCTCCTCTGGCAAGTTTCAGGATGGGATTGGGCGACTGTATTTTCTCGAAAGAATTCCTGCCTCTGGAACGATTGTAACTTGCACGTGTACGGGATCGGTAGGTTCGATCATCCCTGCAGGTAGTATGGCTGAAGATGAGGCCGGATATTTATATGGTTCACTGTCCGACGCTACTATTGGGGCAGATGGTTCAGTTATGGTGGAGTTTCAAAACCAAACCACTGGGCCGATTCCGTGCTCAATAGGCGCTCTGAAGACTATATATAAATCCATATCCGGTTGGTCGTCAGTTAGCAATGCTGCCGCAGGCGTTCTTGGTGCGGATGTTGAAGGACGCGCGAACTTCGAATATCGCCGCAGGCAGTCGGTGGCGGGCAATGCAAACAACCAGCTCGGTTCAATATACGCGAGCGTGCTTGCCGTGCCGGGCGTAACTGATGCTTATGTCACACAGAACAATACAGAGAACACGGTTAACAAAGGGGCGACAAATTTCCCCCTTGCGCCTCACGCTCTGTACGTAGCCGTATACGGCGGCGCGCCTGAAGATATCGCCACTGCCATCTTCAAGAAACTACCGCCCGGACCGCCGATGATGGGGAATAACACCTACACCGTTTATGACGATGAGCATTATGTGCAGCCGTACCCGGACTATCAAATTAAGTGGCAGACCCCAGCACCAGTCAATGTGTATATCAGGGTAGAGCTTGCTGATAATAACTTCATGCCGAGTGATATCGATGAGCGCGTGAAAGATGCGGTTACCCGAGCCTTTACGGGCGAGGATGGAGGAACGCGCGCACGCATTGCCTCAAGCATTTATGCCGGACGATATTACGCAGGCATCACCGAAATAGACCCGGATAACGTTGATATATTCGGAATCAGCATCAGCACGAATGGCACGACATATTCAACATCTGCCACCTTTGGCATTGACCAGATCCCCACTCTCGACCGGCAAAACATACAGGTGACCCTCACATGATAAATGTCGCCGATACTATTCTCACTCAGTATGCCGACAGCCCGAAATTGAAATCCATAATTTATTCCTTCAACGAAGCTGTCGGTATCGATAGGTTTATCAATGATTTCTATGAAATGGTATGGGATATAAATACTGCTGATACATACGGTCTGGATGTATGGGGAAAGATAGTTGTTGTAAGCAGGCAATTAACATTGACTGAGAATAAGATAGTGTTCGGATTTGGTGAGGCACTGTCTACCCCGTCAGCACTGGATGACCCGCAGCCTTTTGACCAGGCACCTTTCTACACAAGCGACGTTCTCACATCCACAGTAACTCTGACTAATGATGTTTACCGCAAGCTAATCATGATGAAAGCGGCGGCGAATATATCTGATTGCACTATTCCAAACCTTAATAAGTTGCTGAGTTATATGTTCAGCGACAGGGGGCGTTGCTATGTCAGAAATGATGGTGACATGAAAATGAGTTACGTATTCGAATTTCTATTAACCCAACCCGACCTTGCAATAGTGCAAAGCTCTGGCGCACTACCGGCTCCAGTGGGGGTTACTGTTAATATTGTCCAGCAGGTATAAAAATGAATTCATCGGATAGCCCAACCAGAATTACAAAAGCATTTGGCGTCAACGGTAATAAAAACACCATACCTACTGATTCAACTCCAGACACCCTGTCAGACGGGGTGGCGACATTTGACACCGGATTCCCTCCGGTCACTATGCAGCCTATAAGCGCCGGAGGAAAGCCGCCATCGGGCAAGGATATGAACGGGGTGCTGTATTCCGTCACGCTTCAGCAGCAGTGGCAGAACGCCGGGATGACCTATGCATTTAATAATGCATTCGCGACACTGATTAACGGATATCCTAAAGGTGCAATTATTCCCAGCACCCCATATACGGGGCAGTGGCTGAACCTTAATGAAGGGAATAAAACATCACCTGAATCTGCAAGCGGCGCGACAACGGGATGGGTTCCAATTAACAACTATGGAACTACCGTTGTTACCGGCCTCACAAATAACAGTCTGACACTGTCAACACTTCAGGCCGCGAAAGACAGGATTACCCTGTCAGGCACATTAACATCCAACATCAATATCATTTTCCCAGCCTGGATGAAATCGTGGGTTGTCCAGAATGACTGCACGGGTAACTTCATCGTTACGTGTAAAACCTCAGCTGGCTCCGGTGTATCTGTGTATGCAGGCATGACATCACGACTTTATTGTGATGGGGTGAACATAGTTGATGAGACGCTCAATGTTAATAACGACATGGTCGGGGTAGTAGTGGGATTTGCCATGAACGCCGCGCCGAGTGGCTGGATTGCCTGCTCGGGTCAGCAGGTCAGCAGAACAACATACGCGAGGCTTTTCTCTCGCATTGGTACGCAGTGGGGGGCAGGTAACGGATCAACAACATTCAATTTGCCGGATATGCGTGGTGAATTTGTACGAGGCTTTGACGGGGGCAGAGGGATAGATTCAGGACGCGCATTCGGTTCTCTGCAGCTTGGGCAAAACCAAAGCCACAGCCACACCGGTACAACGAACGGCGGAGGGGCACACACACATACTGCATCATCTGCAAGTGCCGGCGCGCATACACATACTGTGTCAGGCACAGCAGCATCAGCAGGGGACCACAATCACGTAGTCAATACGTATTGGGATGAGAACCAGGATGAAACGGGCTTTGCTGGCGGCGGTGGCGCGACAGTAGGTAAGCGCCCGGTTGATAACGCTGGAGCACACACTCATGCCGTATCCGGTACAGCAGCAAGCGCAGGCGCTCACACTCACACCATCACCGTTAACGGCGTTAATGACCATACACACACCTTCACTACCGGCGCATCCGGTGGCAATGAAACACGGCCTCGCAACATAGCCTTACTCTACTGCATTAAATTCTGAGGTTAATAATGTCACTATCAGACACCAAACAAGCGCACATGTATGCAACTGTGGCGGAGGTTGCGGCCGCCCAGTGTAAAGCATACACAGAGGAGGCAAGGAAAGCGCCAGAATACACGGAAGAGGCCAAGCAATATGCTGAGCAAGCTGAAACTGCTTCAACCGCAGCGGAAGAGGCATCACAGCAGGCTGCATCGAGCGTTAACGAATCTTCTCAGAATGCGAGTAGCGCGCAGATTTATGCAGATTCAGCTGCACAATATGCGACTCAGGCACAAAATATTGCTGATGCGAATACATTTTACATAACATCAAGTGATCCAGACGGAACGTTAGCTGGCATTGAAAATACTCCGGATGGAAAGATATTTCGCGTTGCGCAGGGCGCAAGCAGTCTGAACTCTTTTATATATTATTTAAATAACAATGGCTCTGCCGTTGTAGTGGCTGAAAACCCAGGAGCTCAGGCGCTGAGGGAAGTTAATGAAACAATCAGACAGGAAAGTTTGTCACCATATTTGGCTGTAACTGATGCATTTGGAAGAATAGGTGGAGGATTTTCGGCATACAAAGAAAGAAATAGATTTGGTGCTGCAGGAAACACGGTGTCAGATGACGGTTTGGTGACAAAAAGTGCAACGTTGAATGCTGATGGTATTGATACACAGAAGCTTTCACTCACAACATACTCTGGTCCTACGCTAATTACAGATTTGCTTGGCAGGGCGAAGCCACTAAGCTCAACTTCGCAATCTCCGCAATATAACGACGGCATACAGGTTCTTGAGCCTGCCTCCTATGATTTGTGGGTTCTTGGCGGTCAGAACTTTAACATTGGCCGGGTAAATAAAAGAGAATTGCAAGTTCAGGTATCAGCCATTGTCAGAGAGAAAAGTCTCGGGTTAGTGCCGTTATCGGGTTCCTTGGTAGCCCCTTTCGCAGACTCTGCAGTTTATACAGTATCAATGGCATTTCAGGTGCCTCAATTAACTGATGCGTCTGAGAGGGTGATGCTCTATTCGTTCACAAGTTCTTCTACATCAGCTGGAGTGAGATGCTGGATTGAGACTGATTCTGGCGGCAACATCAGTATCAACGCATTGCGTTACGATGCGAACTCTCCGAGAGTTGGTGAATTTATACCCTCTTGGGCTCGCCCTGGTGATTGGATATTTTTTTCACATGTAGTAAGCCTTGGCAATGCTGGAGATAACTTTCAGACAATTTTTATTGGTGGTGGAAAATATAAGAAGTGCAGAGAGTTTGATGTGGTGGTTAAAACTAACTCATCCAGAAATATAGTAATTGGTAACGCCTATTACTCTGGCTCAGACTGGCAAAAAACAACTCTTAATGTAGGCGAGTTTACGCTTTTCACTTCATCGCTTAATTCGATTCAAATGAACGAACACTTCAATCGATCAAAGGTTAGAATGAGCGTGCGCGGTATCATTTTAAAATCAGGAGCTTAGAATGGGTGTTCTCATCACTGATAAACAATCCAATTACGATAACGATTTTAGTGCAATTATCACCCCAGTATCCTCTCCTCTTTCAGTGAGTTATTTTGGGAAGTCAGGGATTACGGATTCTCTACGACTTGGTGAATTTAATTCAACAGGAAGAAAAGGTACGTTTACACCCCTTGGTACTGGCGCGGTTCTATCATCTGTAGGAATATCAACATTAGCGGAAGGCTCAACGTCAAATGCCAATCGATTCCAGTCATCTCAGGCTAACACCACCTCGTCTGCTACAATAATCGTAGTGGGAGACTTCTCAAATGCACAGGCGTTTTCCTTTGCAGGTGTGAGGGTGTCTTTAGACGGTGAGCGTAAATTTCGAATAAGAGATGCTTCCGGGGTAAACCGGGCTGGCGGGAAGGTAATGCCAACAGGCCCATGCTTGTTATTTTTAAATAGCTCTGGATTGGTCATGGAGTTTGGAACGGTAAGCAGCTTGGGCATTATGAATAAAGAATCTTTAACCTTGAGTAGTGGGTCCTTCACTGCATCATCTACTAATAATTACCTTGGTGGGACGGGGCACGTTAGCAATGTCATGGGGCCAACAACATTCTATAGTCAATGCATGTTCGACAGAAATCTTACTGAGTCTGAAATAAAATCTCAGTCAGCTCAATTAATTGCTTACGCAAATTCTCTTGGGGTAGTGATACCATGATCCAGCCGGTGATTACGACAGTTCCTGTCACAGTTAAAAGCTCTAATCAAGCTGGTTGGTGGACGCCGTTTGCAATTGACAGAGATGGTAATAAGTATCTTGGATGCATCTGTGCAGCAGTGAGCGGGGCGTCTGGTTATCACAATATCGCTATAGTTCGACAAAATATGGATGGCTCATTCAATACCGGATGGCTGAGAAATAAGGACGGTACGAGGGCAGAGTATGTTGACGATGCGGGGCACAACCAGCCGTCAGTGGTAGTGGATTTGGACGGTTTTATTCATGTGTTTACTTCCATGCACACAGACTACTGGCGATATTTTAAATCACAGGTTCCCGGAGATCTTAATACGCTTGTAAACAGTTTCGATGAGCTGCCTGATACAATATGGAAATACACATATCCAGTCATGACAATGAGTCCGACTGGAGATGTATACGTTATGGTTCGTGGGGGGCACTCATCGAACGAGTTTGACAGAGCCGGCATAATTTATCGTAGGGCTCGATCATCAGTAACATGGGAGAGGCTATTAATAATCAGCAATGAATCTAACCGCTCATTCTATCCCGATGACTTGAGGGTTGATTCGAATAGTAACGTAAATATACTTTGGGAATGGGGGCCATACGGGGCGGGAACGCTGAGGCATAAAGGTTCATTCATCATTTCCGACAAGGATGGAAAAATAAAGAATGTCGCTGGCGTGTCCATGACAACTCCAGTTAGCGTTAACTCTGATGGTGATCATGTATATCAACCAATGCTTCCCGGTGAGTCATTTGTTACAAACGATGATCCAAACCTCAACTCTACGCCGGGAATACAAACCGCAAAATTCATTTATGGCGGCGAAGTGGTTAGCGGAATTCTGTATCGCCACAGACCTGATAGGGAGGGCCCATCTTCAACATTCGGTGGCTTCAATATTACGGTAGCACACTTCAAACAGGGAGCATGGAGCAGAGAAGTAGTTCTTGATCTTAATAGTGACACAATATCTACATCTGCGGCCTTATCCGCAACTGTTAACGCTGGTACAGAAAGACTGTATTTTTGTCTGGAAAAGATTTCTTCCAATACTACAACTGCAGTCTTGGTTCTTGCAGTTAAGAGCAGCGCCACATGGATTTATTACAAAATTGGCAACCCAGTTACAGCACCGATGAGAATACAGGCGCAAAGATATTCATCTTCAGACTATTTATATGTAACGGCTCCAAATGACGGAAAGCTCTTTATCTACGAAGTTCCTTTGAATCTTGAAGATATGACATATTTTTCTAATCAGGCAGACTTGATAGCATCATTATAAGTGCTTTTTAGCCCGGCAGTAGCCGGGCTTTCCTTCCTAAATCCCTCTGAATCTCAACGCTCTACATAAACCTGTCCTTTAGTCACTTGATCAATCCTACCGATCAATAATACTGTATGCACATACAGTAATTGTCAGGCTAATCATTCATGGCAAGACGATACGAAATCGACGCGGCTTTCCGCGCAGCCGTCAAAATCAACCCACGCACCGGCCGAACGGTTACAACCAGAGACTTCACGACAGAGCTGGATAAGGTCAACTGGCACTGGTCGCTCGCGGAGGCCAACCGCTGGATAGAGCATCACGTCGACCAGTTCAGGGACATATCCACCCAGGAAGGTGATGACAGGACATTCATGCTGTTTAACCCGAACGTGAGGTAACTATGGGATTTCCATCACCGGCTAACGATTACATCGAAAAGCGGCTTGACCTGAATGAGCTTCTGGTCAGCCACCCGTCTGCAACGATGATTCTGGATGATGACGACCAGTTTTATGTTATCGACCGCAGCATTAAGCCGAAGCAGGGCAGTACCCTGGCGTTTGAAATATTCGGGGAGTCGCAGATAGGGAAGCTCATGGGGCAGAGCATTATCACACCGGACGGTGAAGCGTATGAAGGTGAGGCTATGGAAGAGGTGAAAGTGCTGGGCGTGGTGACATCGATTATCATACGGCTGAGTGAGGATGACAGGCCGACGATATGACGTACCGAAATTTGTCCGAACCAGATCCGAAAAAGGTGGTAACTGTTTGATCTACAATGGCTGTAATGATAAGTGTTGCAACCTATAAAAGAGGTGTTTTTGTTATCTATCTTCATGATAAATAACATAAATACCCCAATGAATCGTAAACAGGAATCGTATTCGGTCTTTTTTTAAGTTATTGATTCATCTGCTTCTATTAGGGTTTAGCCCGAAATTATCCGAAATATGTCCGAATTTCCAATATCCAGTCTAAACCATCATGTATTCTTGCCCGCGAGTATCCAGATACTTTTTGGTCATTGACAGGTTTTTGTGTCCCTGTAATTTCTGCGCGAAATCCTCGCCATTCTCGGCTTTGAACAATCGACTTGCCAGGCTACGTATTTCATGAAATGTCGGTGGATTTTCACCGAACTTAATACCGCTCAATTCTCGTGCTTCAGCAAAAGCCTGGGTTAAAGCAACCGGCGTAACAGGGCCTGGCTTTCTGCCCCCGCGCCTTACGGCTGAATAGATCATATAATCTGACGGATTATCCCGTCGGCATAAATCGATAACTGCTTCAAGTGACAACCCCAATGCTTTCAGCTCAAGGTTTAAAGGTATGGCCAGCTTATGGCTGGTTTTGCTCTGAGTGATAAATACTCGATTATCCCTGACATCGCTGAAAAGCATCCGCGTGACATCTTCCGAGTTCCATCCACTATGCTTTCAAACATTCCAGCTATGTCAAAGCCCGCGATATAGCAGCAATATGAGGCAGGCATTTGGTTATCGATTTTAACAATAGTCCATCACAAGCAGTTTCAGGCGCATCGACTTAAT